GGCCTCAGGACGCCGCACCCCGTCATTGGGTCGCCGCGCTCTTCGAAAAAATGACCCGCATGTGGGGCAACACGTTCCTCGACAAGTGGCGCGACGTCGACCTCGAAGGCGTGATGCAGGAGTGGGGCAAGGGGCTGCGCAAGCTCTCGAGCGCGGAACTCAAAGCCGGTGTCGATTCGCTGATCACGCTCAAATTCCCGCCGAACCTGCCGGAGTTCTACGGCCTGTGCAAGCAGATGCGCCTGCACGAAATGCCGCGGCATGACTCGCTGACCGACCAGACCAAAGCGAACGTGCACGTCGTCGGCGAGCAGATGGCGAAGATGCGGGCAATCATGGCACCGCTCATGCAACCTCGGGAAATCACGGCGGAATGGGCCTACAAGGTCCTGATGCGCGGTGAGTCTGCATCTGGCAAGCCGTTGCCTTACGAGGTCGTGCGCTGCGCCTCTGATGCGATCACGTCGAGCGCTGGCCGCCGCGTGGTCGACGAATGCACCGATCCGGAATTGCAGGGCGAATACCGCCTGATTCGCGACGAGATCATCCGCGCCTATCGGGCATCGAATAAACCGCTGTGGGAGACGCCATGATCGCCACCACCACGCGCGTGAACGCATTTCTGCACGTCCTAAGGGGCTCCGCATGCTGACCATCGGCATTGATCCCGGCATCAGCGGCGCTATCGCCGTGATCGACCACAACAACCTGCCGCGCGTGTACGACATGCCTGTGCGGGCAAAGAAAGGCGCCGGAAAGGTGCGCAACGAAATCGACCCCAAGGGATTGCAGCGGGTGCTGCGCGAGCTCGTACCAGCCGATGAAACCGCGCTCGTGGTCATGGAGCAGATGCATGCCTTCATGGGCGGTGAGAAGCGCGTCGGCTCGATGGCGTCCCAGGCTTCGCTGGCCGCCACTAAGGCGGTCATCGTTGCGATATGCGAGATCAATGACCTCGACGTGATGTTCGTAACGCCGCGCGAGTGGCAAAGCCTGTACGGCATCAAGACGACGCAGACTGAGGACACGAAAAAGCAATCGCTGCGGATCGCGCGCCAACTCTATGGCATGGACTGGCTCCCGCTGGCGAAGCACGACGGCCGCGCTGACGCGCTGCTGATCGCGCGATATGGGCAGAGGCACTTCGCATGATCACGAACACGTTTCCAGACCGTCCAAAACTCGCGCGCTGCAGCGGCATCTGGTTCTGCACCGGTGGCTCTATCTCGGCAAGCGGGCCGACGATGAAGGCAGCCTACAACGAATACCAACGCCAAAAGCGTGTCATGGAACGCTGGTGCGAGACGGATGCGCACCGCAATACGCGCGATTGGCCACTTTGGGATAGATCGCTATGAACGTCCTCCAACTCGCCGGCTCCCTGCCGCGCGACCCACAGTTCCGCGCCTTCGTCGGCCAGTACATGGTCCCGCCGCGCGAGCCGACCGTCGATGAAGCCGCGGCGTTTATCCGCGAGGCATGCGGCGTCGATAGTCGGCGCGAGCTGGCGCGCGATCACGGCGCCGCGATTCTGTTCCATCGGTTCATTCGCCGGCCATTCGTTGCCTGGCGTGAACAACTCCAGGAGCCAGCCTAATGCCTTGCTACACACCCGATCCCGGCCCGTCGCCCGAAGAAATTCGCGAGGCCAAGATGCCTGCTGTTCTGTGCGGTCTGCTGCGCAAGCACGGTACGTCGATCCTCGATGGAGTCGATTGGAAAGAGGCTGGCGTGAGTCGCAATGAGGTCGAAGCGTGGTGGCGCGATCATCAGCGGAAAGACGAGGCGCGTCGCCGCCGTGACGCTAACAAGGAGCGCAAGTGACATGGACGGTCGCGCTTTAGCGGAGTACATCCGCGGCTTGATGGTCGGTCTGGCCGTCATGTTCCTCGCAATCGGTGCTGGCCTCGGATACCTCATCCCGTGGGCGTGGCATCACCTATCAATCGGGTGGAAATGATGTGCTCTGAAATCGATGCGCGCACGCGCGATAACCCTGAAGCCGCCATGCGGCATACGCAGATGCCCGAGTGGATGGATAACGCCATTGCACGCCACATCGAAGAAGCTGGCGCGAAGCAGGTCGTGATGGTGAACCCTTACCCGCACGCAAAAGGCCAGCAGGGCTTCGATAGCGCTGCGCACCGCGCATTCATGCGGGGGCTCGGCTGATGTGCTCCGGCAACCCCACCGAAATGCTTGATCTCGCCCGCGCTCGCCTGACGCCGGAGCAGTGGGCGAAGTTTGAGGCGGATTTCAAGCATCACTGCGATTACAGCGGGCTCGATGTGTTCAATCCGAACCTGCCGGATGGGAAGGTGGCCTGGTCGAAGTGGAGTTACCTCTGCGGGAAGGGGCTGTGATGCCGCTCCAAACATTCAAGCCTATGGCCGGCCGACCGGATCGGATGCGGCTGAACTGCGAGACGCCCGAGAACCAGTCGGTCAGCGGCAAGCGCGGCGGCAAGGCAAAGCTCGACGCGAACCAGATTGAGGCGATGTGGGATGAAGTCCAGGCCCACCGCGCAGCGACTCTCAGATGGACGCCGCCCGCCAGATGAGCACCACGCCACGCCGACGCGCACTCGGCCGCTCTGGTCATCTGCGGACGATGACCGAAACCAACGGGGAAACTATGGATCTGCGAACGCTCGAACCGAGACTCGAAAATTGGGCCCGCGCTCAGCGCTTCGGCGGATACGGCGGCGCAGACATCGCCTCGGCCGAAGGTCGCTACCGCGGCGGCGGCTGGCGGGAGCTGCGCCCGGCGCCTCCGGTCATTGACCATGCGGACGCGGTCAAGGTCAATAACGCGTGGCAGCGCCTCATGCCGCTCGATAAGGACGTGCTGAAGCTCTATTACGTGCGCCGCTCGCGTGTTGGCGAGATCTGCCGCGTTCTTCGGCTGAAGCAGGGCAAAGACAATGCCCACGTCTGGGACTTCGCCCTTTATCACGCCCAGATGGCGATCAGCGATCGGTTAGAGAAAGCAGATGGACTTGTAAACCCGATAAGACTGGCCTATACTCCGCCGCTATTGATGACCGATTCCGTCGATTGACGAGCAAAGCGACCCTTAGGGGTCGTTTTGTCTCTGCGATCCACCCGAAAGCCCGCAGGCTCCAAGCCTCGCGGGCTTTTTCATTTGGAGAGCCGCAATGCGCAAGTCTCTGCTGATCGCCGCCCTGAGCGCCTGCCTTCCCATGTTCGCTGTCGATGGCGAGGCCGCCGCGCTGCCGACCGACGCCGCGCCGAGCAGCACTGAGCCGGTGCTTGTCGTCGAATCGGGAAACGCTGCTGGTGGTGCCTCATCGGCAGAGCCGAACCCGGCAGTGACGTCTGCCGACGGTGCAGCAGCTGGCGATGGCGCGGGTGAACAGGGAAACGCATTGCCGGTGACGTCTCCTACCGATACCGCAGCGACTATTTCAACGGCAGCAGAAGATGCTGGGAGCGCGTCACAAGCGAACTCATCCATTACCTCTATCGGCACTGAACAGTCGCCGGTAGGCGTTGATATCGAAACGCGGTCTCTCGAAACGAAGACCTATGCAGACGGCTCTAGCGCGACCGGATACGGCCTTCCCGATGTATCGCCGCTCGACAATGCGACGGCGGTTGTCTCGACGGTACAAGTCGAGAAGGGTGAGCCGGGAAACGCCGATGCGAGCACGTCGCTCGCTGGTGCTGCTACCGATGCCAGTACGGCCGGTGACGTCCCAAACGCCGCTGCGTTGCCTGCGGCAAGCCAACCCGAAAGCGCCATTGCATCGTCTGCCCCGATTGCATCGCCCGTCGTCGACATCGTGGCGGCTGCGCCGGTAAGCGTGGCCACGCCGGCTGACCTGAGCGCGTTGGGAATCACGACGAGCGGCCCGGAATCGGAAGCGACGGCTCGTCAGTGGCTTGCCGACAAGGGGTACGCGCAATCGCAGGCTGACGCGCAAGCTCAGTTCGCCGCCGCCGTGTCGCCCGCCGCGCTGTTCCCAGGTGAGCAGCCCGAGGCAACCGGCGCGGCGCACCCGGCGCACACCTTCGCTGACCGCATCCATTCGCTGGCCTTCTCGCTAGAAGGATCGGGCGACTCGATGCTCAGTCGTATGGGCTACGAGATCAAGAGTCTAGTCGCGCAACTCAAGTCGCTCCTGTAACTCCTCACCATTCGAACCGGAGCCGCTACCCGAAAGGGCGCGGCATCAAGCTATGGCCGGACGCCCATCCAAGTACAAGCCGGAGTTTGCCGCGCTGGCAAAGAACTATTGCCTGCTCGGCGCCAAGGACGATGATCTTGAACGCTTCTTCGAAGTCAGTCAGCGGACGATCCAAAGCTGGAAGAACGATCATCCGGATTTCGCTGACGCGTTGCGCGCGGGCAAAGACATCGCCGATTCGCTTGTCGCGCGCTCGCTCTACGACAAGGCAGTCGGCGGCGACACAACGGCCTGCATTTTCTGGCTCAAGAACCGGCAGAAGCACGCATGGCGCGACCGTCACGAGATCGACCATAGCGGCAAGGTCGCAGTCGATCCGATCCAGCTTCTGCTCTCTCAGGTCGAAGGCACGACCCTCAAACCCAAATGAGTAACGTCGACGCGCTCGCCAAGGACTTCGGCAATCCGGTCTGGAGGCTTCATAACCTCTACTGGATCACCGACAAGTCCGGGAAGGTCGTGCGCTTCACGCCGAACAGCGAGCAGTCGACGTTTCTCGAAGATCTGCATTACCGCAATGTCATCCTTAAGGCGCGCCAGCTCGGGTTCTCGACGCTCATCCAGTTGATGCTGCTTGATGCCGCGGTGTTCACGTCTGACCTGCGCGCTGGCGTCATCGCCGACAACGGCGACAACGTGACGACAATCTTTCGCGACAAGATCAAGTTCGCCTACGACCGTCTGCCTGATGGCATCCGCGAGGCGCGCTACCCGATCACCGACAGCGCGACGGAACTGCTCCTGTCGAACAACTCCAGCGTCCGCGTCGGCACGTCGATGCGCTCTGGCACGCTGCAATACCTCCACATTTCCGAGTTCGGCAAGATCTGCGCGAAGTACCCGGACAAGGCGCGCGAAATAGTGACGGGCGCTATACCGGCCGTCGCTCCCGATGGCTTCCTGTTCGTCGAGTCAACCGCAGAAGGCCGCGAGGGCGCGTTCTATGACCTCGTAGAAGGCGCGCGCAAGCGCATGGGCCGCAAGCATCTGCCGATCGAGGAGAAGTTTCACTTCTTCGCATGGTACGGCCGCCCGGAATATGAGGTCGATCCGGAAACGGTCGTGATCTCGCCGAAGGATAACGAGTACTTCGACAAGGTTCAGGCCTCGACAGGCGCACACCTTACGCCGCGCAAGCGCGCTTGGTACGTGCTGATGCGCGAGAAGCAGGGCGCGGACATGAAACGCGAGTTTCCGTCGACGCCTGACGAGGCATTCGAAGCATCGAACGAGGGCGCCTGGTATCGCGAGCAGTTCGACCGCATGCGTCTCGATGGGCGTATCTGCCGCGTGCCGTACGAGTCGGGCGAGCCCGTCAATACCTTTTGGGATCTCGGCGCGAACGACACGACGGCTATCTGGTTTCATCAACTGATCGGCCCTGAACACCGTTTTCTGCGCTGCTATGAGGCCAACGGCCGCACGCTCGACCACTTCGCGCAATACCTCACGTCGACCGGCTACAACTTCGGCAAGCACTATCTGCCGCACGACGCCACACACAAGCGCCTGCAATCGGGATTCCAGAACCGCTCGATCGAGGAAATGCTCAACGATATGGGCGTGCGCAATACGGAGATCGTGCCGCGCATTCAGGACGTGACGGTGGGCATCGCGCAGACACGCATGGCGCTGACCTCAGCCTACTTCGACGCTGAAGGCT